AATCATGGCTGGGATAACTAGCACTAAAAAAATTAAAGGCCAACCACATCTGTTGGCATACATAACACCAAACGAAGTTAAAAAACTAAAAGCTTTAGGTGGTCAAGAGACTATGACACCTGAAGGTATACCTGCGTATCCTGAATATGATAATTATGGTTATAGTAGCGCAAAAGATTTTAATGAAGGAAACAAATCTAGATCTAATGATCCTAATGTAAACAGAGAGTCTACATTTGAAACATTTAGAGGTGGCAAAAGCATTGGTGTTGATAATACTTTAAAACAAAAATCTCTTGCACGAAGAGCTAAAGAAGCAAAAGATGCTAAAGAAAAAGCAAGACTTGAAAAAGAAGCTAAAGAAGTTAAAAAAGCTTTAGATAAAGGTCAGTTCTATGACTATGGTAAAAATCAAACTGGTTTTCAAAAAGTTAAAACATATTTTTCTAATAAACAAAGAAAAGCAAACTTAGATCTAGCAAAGAAAAGAGCTTTGCAAAAATATAAAGATGTAGAACAGTATTTAATGTTTGATGATTATAATGCGACAAACCCTGATGGAACACCAATGACTGGTCAAGACATGGCAGAATTGAGAGGTTATACTTTTGATAGCCAAGGTAATGTAACAGGTTACGATAGAAATAAAGCAACAGCTTACGGCTATGACACTAGTGAATTAGCTCCAGGTATGAAAACTTTAACAAGTAACAAAGGCACATTAATAGAAAAAACAAGACCAAATTTATATGATGTAAACTCTACTTTTAGTCATCCTTTATTAAGTGCACTTAGACCCGACACACAACACACAGTATTAAATACTTTAGGTAAAGCTGCCGAATACAATGTTCTTGGTATTAATGCTCCAAACATGACTAACCTAGAAATCAGTGATGAAATGAATAGATTAAAAAATCTAGGAAGAACACAAGATCAAATTGATTTTATTGATAATGGCGGAGGCGGAGGCGGAGGCGAACAATATATACCTTACTTACCACCAGAAGAAACGGAAGATGTTGCAGACGAAACAACATTTGATTACAGATTTGGTACAGGACAAAAAGTTGGAGCAGATGTAACAAGAGGATCTTATATATTTAATCAAGGTGGTAGAGTGCCAAGAAACATGGGCGGCATCATGAATGTTGTACCAAGACAAGGATATTTTTTAGGTAAGATAGTTAAAGGTGTTGGTAAAGCTCTAGGTAGTGTGGCTGACGCAGCAGGAAAAGTTTTAAAAAGTGACTTAGGTAAATATGCAATTATGGCTGCTGGAGCGTATTACGGTGGTGGTGGTGGAATGCCTAAATTTCTTGGTGGTTCTGGTTTAGGTGGATTTAAAGCTAGTACATTTTTTAGTAAAGCAAACCCTCTTTTATTTACTGATGGTAAAATGAGTATGGGTAAACTTTTTGGTTTATCTGCAGTCTTACCTTTTTTAGATCCCGAAGCTAAACCAAACGAAGACATTGGTATGACTGACAGAGGTGGTAGATTAATTGATCCATTAACAGGAGAAGAAGGAACACCAGCTAGTATGAGAGCTAACATAGAAAATGCTAAGATAGAAGCAGGTGGAGATCCTATTAAACTAGCAGCATTAAACCAAAAGTATAACAACATGTTATTTACTAATTTACCTTATGAAAACTATGCAACTTATGCTCAAGGTGGAAGAATTAGAGCTCAAGAAGGTGGGCTCATGAACCTTGGTGGTATGGAAAAAGATTATAGAGCTGAAGGTGGGTTTGTACCTATAGGTAGAGAAGAAAAAGCAGATGATGTGCCTGCACGACTAAGTGTTAATGAATTTGTATTTACTGCTGACGCTGTCAGAAATGCTGGCGGTGGTGACATAGATAAAGGTGCAGAGGTCATGGAAAATATGATGAAAAATTTAGAAAATGGTGGTAGAGTATCTGAGGAATCACAAGGAAACACTGGCGCTCAAGAGATGTTTAGTGTATCAGAGAGAATAGGAGAAGTAATTT